GGAACAGACGTATTAGTTTTTATCACCTGTGATGGTGGTACGATTTGGTACGGATTTACTGCTGGATTGGCTCTAGCATGACGAATATTCGTAACGCCTTAATACAATCGGCGGGAAGTGCTGGTGGCGACAAGGTTTATGTGGAAGAGGTTTTTTCTACGTCTCTTTATGATGGAAACGATGGAAGTCAGACTATCACAAATGGAATTGATTTGTCTGGTGAGGGAGGCTTGGTTTGGATTAAAGAAAGAAGCGGGGCGGGAAGTGAAGGTCATAGATTAATTGACACTGTTCGTGGAGCTACGAAAATGCTTCAGTCAAATGCGGGTACTGTAGAAAACACTATTGATGGGGGATTCAATGCCTTTACCTCTACAGGTTTTACCCTTAAAGCAGATAATGGTTGGGCTATAAATTCAGCAAGTCCCGCTAGATATGCTAGTTGGTCTTTTAGGAAACAAGAAGGATTTTTTCAAGTTGTTTCTTGGACAGGTTCAAATGATTCTTCGACAGATATTGGTAAAGGTATTGTTGCACATAATCTTGGTTGCAAACCAGGGATGGTGATTATAAAAAATACAGTACAAGCATCAACCGATTGGATTGTTTGGCACAAAGGTTTAGCGTCAGGGCATTATATTAAATTGAATACTACTGCTGCTGCAACAAATTCAGGCTCAGTAGCATACTTTAGTAAATATGATGGTGGTTGGAGTCAAACAGACCCAGACGCAACAAATATTTATGTTGGGTATAACTATCAAACAAATTCAAATTCTGAGGCAATGATTGCCTATGTCTTTGCTGATGGTGCGGAAAGTGATGCACAAATCTTCGGTGAAGATGGCAATGAAGCGATTGTAAAGTGTGGAACTTGGACTGCATCTAGCGGTAATGGAACTGTCACTTTGGGGTTTGAGCCTCAGTGGGTTCTTGTCAAATGCGCTAGTGGGACAGGAAGTTGGCTAATGTTTGATAACATGCGTGGAATGTCTATTGGGACTGATGATGCGTATTTAGTAGCCAATTCTGCTGGAGCAGAGGGAACTGGAACTGATTTTATTAACATAAATGCCACAGGATTCACAGTCAGCAACTTAGGCGCTTCACAAAATTTTATCTACATAGCAATACGCCGTGGCCCAATGAAAGAGCCAGAGGCGGGTACTGATGTTTTTTCAATAGCACAACCTACTACTACTGCGCCTTTATATAAGACAGGAAAATTAGTCGATATGGCTTTCAATCGGCAAGTTCATTCGGCCGCTGATTTGTATCTGCAAACGCGGTTGGCTGCAAAACAATTTTTGCGAACAAATACAACTGATGCCGCTCAAAGTGACAGCTCCGCTGTTTTTGACTATCAGACAGGCTATTACAATGGCTCATGGAATGATACAAATGCTTACGGATGGGCTTTTAGGCGTTTTCCTAAAGTATTTGATGTGATTGCTCGGACAGGCACGGGTGGTGGTGGTGTATCTGTACCTCACAACTTAACTGTTGTTCCTGAACTAGTAATTTCAAAAACTCTCACGGCGTCAGGTTTTGGAACGGACTTAGACAAGTGGTTCGTTTGGTCTAGCGCGATATCAGGTTCGGGAAATGACACCTTTGTTCAGCTGCAAAGTGACACGGGCGGAAGTGGTCTACAAATGGGATTTTTTTCAAGCTCACCTACAGCATCAGCTATGACTGTTCATGGAAACATAAATTATAGCGGAGATGATTTAACATATTTTCTTTTTGCTTCACTATCGGGCATTAGTGCTGTTAACAAATATACTGGCACAGGGAATGATATTAATGTAACAGATTTGGGGGCTGCTGCTAGATTCGTAATGATAAAACGTACTGACAATACTGGTGATTGGTATGTTTACGATTCCACAAGAGGAATTGTGTCAGGGAACGACCCTTACATTTTTATGAATACTCAAGCAGCCCAAGTAACTAATACTGATTACATAGACGCCCACGCATCTGGATTTACAATAACTTCATCTGCCCCTGATGCTTTAAATGCCAGCGGTGGCGAATATTTATACTTAGCTTTTTCGTAGGAAAAGACAATGACTGAATACAGACTTAAAAGTGATGGAAGCGTAAAAACTAAAAGTGAAGTTGTTGCGCTAAATTCTAATACTTCTATTCCGAAAGTTTGGACTGAACAAGTTTGTGAAGACCTAGGCATAGACGTAGTTTTTGAAACCCCACAACCTACAAGTAGTGAGGCTTATAAAAATTATGTAAGAAATGGTGTTGAGCAAAACGACAAAGACCAGTGGGTACAGGCTTGGGTTGAACAGGATATGTTTGCTGATACAACTGTTGATGGTGTGACAACCACAAAAGCAGAGCATGAAACAGCGTATCAAGCTAAGTTAGATGCTGATGCTGCTGCGGCAATAAGGACTAGGCGTGATTCATTGCTTGCTGAAACAGACTTCTATGCTTTGTCCGATGTCACCATGACTGATGCCATGACTACTTACAGGCAAGCGTTAAGGGATATTACAGCGCATAGCAATTTTCCTCATAATTTAACAGATGATGATTGGGCGGAGAAACCCTAATGAGTAGAGCAAGAGACATCGCGGATAGTGCCGCAACAATAAATTTATTAGATGGGGTAGCCGCAGGAACTATTACAAATAGTAAAGCAGCTATTTATGGTGCAAGTGGTGAGGTCAATGCAACCACTTTGCAAGTTGGCGGTTCGGCAATAACGTCATCCGTAGCCGAATTGAATATATTGGATGGGGTTACCTCTACTACCGCTGAGTTAAATATCTTAGATGGCGTTACCTCAACCGCTGCAGAAATTAACAAATTAGATGCTTTATCACGAGGCTCTATTCTGTATGGCAATTCTAGTGGCGCGACTACAGTCCTAACAAAAGGCACTAACGAGCAAGTTTTAACCTCAGATGGAACAGACATAGCGTGGGCTGATGCGGGGGGCGGCGGTGCAACAGACTATCAATCTTTCACTTCTTCTGGAACTTGGACTAAAGCGGCTGATGTTAATTATGTATTAGTTGAAGTCATTGCAGGTGGTGGTGGTGGTCATCAAACCCACGGAACAAGCTCACAGAGGGCGCAAGGTGGTGGCGGCGGTCAGGGAGCTAGGGCTTTCTTTAGAGCTTCTGAACTAGGTGCTACAGAAAGCGTAACTATTGGGGCTGGTGGTGCTGGAAAAGCTGGATGGGGTGGCGGGAATGGTGATGATGGAGGCAATTCATCTTTTGGAAGTCATGTAACGTGTGCGGGAGGCAAAGGAGGAGCAGTTTCAACTGGTACATCTCAAGGTGGTACAGAATATTTAGCTAACGGTCGCTCTGGTTCTGGCGCTACAAGTATGCCGTATGGAGATGCTGCTGCTGACTTTTCCAGACGGGAAGGTATGTCTAGTTATGGCGGTGGTGGCGGTGGCATGGGTCAAGGTTCACTTGGAGGCAATGGAGTTATTGGCGGCGGCGGCGGCGGCGGCTCTTATGGTACTGGAAGCGGAGGTGCTGGTGGTACTTCTATATGTGGAGGTGCTGGCGGTGCGGGACAAAGTGGCGGTACTGGTGCAGTAGGAGGAGGAGGAGGAGGCACAGGTACTTATGCAACCGCTTCTGGAGCTGGTGGTGCTGGAACAGTAAAAGTTTGGTCATGGTAGGGAGAAAATAATGAAAGCACACGTTATTGAGGATGGTGTTGTCACGAATACAATTATTGTAGATTCATTAGACTTTGCTAACAATCTTGTTGAAGCCACTGAGGGAAATATAGGTTGGTTATATTCAGATGGTAGTTTTTCTGCTCCTCCTGACCCAAGAACGGATGAAGAAAAAGCCGATGATAATAGAAGCACAAGAAATAGATTGTTGTCTGAAACTGATTGGATGGCAAATTCAGACCTAACAATGGCTGATAACATGAAAACCTACAGGCAACAACTTAGGGATTTACCAACTCATTCTAACTGGCCTAGTTTAGAAGATGGCGATTGGCCTACGAAGCCGTGAATGATCGTTTTTATTTTAATGGTCAGCATAGGGGGGCAAACGGTATCGCGTGATTGCGATGAGGCGCTATGCTTTGAAAATATTAATCGCTGCCTCTATTTTGCTGAGCGAATAAATCAACAACCGCAAGGACAAGACATTACGGCTTTTTGCCAGCCTCTTAATATTGATGAAGGGTCGAGGTACTACCGATGATTGGTGAGGCTATCTTAGCTATTAAAGCGCTTGATTCTGCCTTTGTCGTAGTGCAGGGCGCAATTGCTAAAAGAAAAGAAGTAGAGGATATGGCGGGTGAAGTCGGCAAATTCTTCACGGCTAAGAAAAAAGTTGAAGACCATATTTCAAAGGCGCGAAAAGCTGGCACTGATGATCTAATGACAGGATCGGCGCTTGAGGAAGCCATCACGATTGACCAGCAGGAAGAACGAATAGAAAAAATGATGGATAAGGTTGGCGCTTATTATTCGCGCAAGGGGCAGACACACCGCTGGGCAAAGATTAAACGTGAGGCAGCGAAGATAGAAAAGAAGCGTGAAGATAAGAAAAAAAAGGACGCTCAGATGAAAAAAGAATTAAAGAAGCAGGATGAAATATTGATTGAGCAGCTTGCGAAAACATTTTTATCAGTTATTGGGGTGGTGATTGTGGTATTTGGTGTTGCATTTTTAGTGTTTGGATCAGGAGCAGAATAATGAAATTAGACCCTGTTCTACTTAATATGGCTTGCTCATGGAGCATGAAATCTTATAAGGATAAAAATAAAGACGCTATAAAAATAGAATCAAAACTCACTTCTACTACAGTTTATATAGCAAAGCGTAAGACTATTGATGTAATAGCCTTTAGAGGCACTAAGGACGGATTAGACTGGATTACTGACGCTTTGGTAGTGCCAGTACCCTATGCGGGTAGAATGTGTCATGGCGGCTTCACAGCGGCTCATGTGTCAGTTTGGAATAAAATCAAGAAACATATAGATTTTGATAAGAGAACGCTTATCTGTGGACATTCTTTGGGTGGGGCATTGGCTGAACTGTCTGCTGCAAAGCTATGGAAGAAGCACAACAATTTAAATGTTATTACTTTTGGTAAGCCTAATACCTTTTTTAAAGGATTTAAGCGCCCTATGAAGACTTTAGATACTCAAATATCTTGCGTACAAGGATCGGATTTAGTGGCTAGAATACCGCGCTTTTGCTATGGGGCTTCCAAAAGTCAGACAATGCTTTACTTTGGAAACAATGGGGTAGACTTTATTGACCCTGATAAACTTACAAGAGATGA